AATGATTGGCTGCAATCGAATAGATCTTCAATTACTTTTTGGGTAATATTTTTATCTTTCCTAAACCTCTTTAAGTCAAACATTTAGAAATATTTTTAAGTTTTAACGAAAATATATCACTTTTTGTTAGGTAATAATAACTTATATAAGTTATATTTGCCAAACCAAAACACAACAAAAACGAACTCGCGACCATGATTTTAAAATTCACCTTACACAAGCACCAGGTTTTTTCCCAGCTGATCAGCGACCCTGATCTTGAGCAGATGCTTGTCACGGGTGAAACATCGCAAGAAGCACCGCATACGCTACCAGCATGGTCAGACCAAGAGCAAACAGTGCGAAAGCGCAGGTTTGGCTGGCTGTATAACGCCATGGAACGACGCTCGAAACCGGACTCCCTGAGTTTCTTTGTAGTGCTTCCTTATAGTTTTTCAGCGCAAGAATTCTCACAGCTACAGACCCGTATAGCGCTATTGTTGCTATCAGGATGCCAACCCCGATTAGAGCGAGAGCGCAGGCAAAGCACCAACGGGTATATTCATTTGTGGAGCTTTTGGTATCAAGAGAAATTAATATACCAAATAGACCTGTTGCCAGGAGAACAACATTCTTCAGGTAGTCAAATTGCCTATCGAGAATATCGTTCTGAAGAACAACTAATTGGTTTATTGTTCCCTGGTTCGCAATTACTGCTTTTTCTTCCATCGGACACATGTAATTATATATGCAACAAAAACACAACAAAAACGCAATGTTCAAAAAACTATCTTTAAAACACACGACCAAATACGACAACTATCACGACTCCGGGGAGCGGTTCAATGCATGGGAGATGATTGATGCGTATTTCAAGGGTGCATGGTATGGCATATTCGTAGGGTTAGTGATTGCATGGATGCTGGTATCGGTTTATTTAGCATTTTTCAAAAAGTGCCCAAACACTGGCAATGGCGGCGACAACAGCACTGAGCAAGACCATGGCCTCAAAAACCATACGCTTGCAATACTCCCGGCTTTCCTCCAGGAGTGTGACGGCATCAACAGTTGCAC